ATGGAAATGCGTATGCAAATGGATGAATTCGGCGTTGTCGTCGAGGCTCCCGTGTTTGGTGTTAAAACCTCACGCACCGAGATGAAGGGCGACCTATGCCTGGAAAGCGTGCCGCCGGAGGAAATATTCGTAAACCGTGACGCACGCACCATGCAAGACGCCTACGTGGTCGCGCACCGCACCGAGATGCGAGCCGGGGATGTGATTGCGATGGGGTTTGACGCGGAGGTCGTGACAAACCTAGACAATTTCACCAGCGGCTCAGACATGAGTAACGTGGAAGTTTACGCCCGGCGCGGCTACGACGACGACTTTGACGACGAAAGCGCGGAAGATCCCACAATGAAAAACGTGGCAATTACCGAGGCCTACATGCGTTTAGATATAGACGGCTCCGGCGTTCCCGTCCTCCACAAGTTTATCTGTGGCGGGTCTAAGTATGAGCTGCTAGATTTTGAGCCGATTGACGAGATCCCCCTGGTTAAGCTGGAGGTCGATCCAGAGCCGCATTCGTTTTACGGTAATTCGGTCGCGGAAATGATTTGCGACGACCAGGACGCCGCCACAGCGATCCTGAGAGGCATTTTAGATAATGTGGCGCTGTCTAATTCTCCCCGTCTGGCTTTCCAGGAAGGCAGCGTCAACATAGAAGACTTGATGAACAACGAAATAGGCGGCCTGGTAAGGATGAGGCAGCCTGGCGCAATCCAGGACTTATCAGTGCCGTTTACTGCCGGGCAGACGTTGAGCGCCCTCACCTACATGGATAAGCTTGTAGAGCAAAAGACGGGCGTCACGCAGAACATAGCGTTAAACCCGGACATGTTGCAGTCAACCACCAAGGCGGCCGTCACGGCGTCAGTGGAAGCGGCTGCGGGTCAAGTTGAAGTAATGGTCAGAAATCTAGCTGACGGGTTAAAAGACTTGTTTGGGCTCATGCTGCGCATCGTACACAAGAACGTCGATGAGGAGCGCATGATGCGGTTAAACGGCATGTTTGTGCCCGTAGACCCCCGCGTGTGGGACACCAGCATGGACATAAGCGTAAACGTAGGCTTGGGCACCGGGCGTGAGGATGAGCGCGTGGCGGCCCTACAGCAAGCGTTGCAGCTACAGACACAGATTTATCAAAATTACGGTCCTATGAATGGCCTGGTGAGCCTGACAAACATCAGGAACACCCTCACCGATATGCTGGCAACTGCCGGGGTGCGTAACTCAGACAGATACTTTGCACCGATTAATCAGGAAATCGAGGCGCAGATGCTACAGATGCAACAAATGCAGCAAGCGCAACTGGCGCAAAACCAGCCAGATCCTAACGCGGCGTATCTCCAGGCTGAGGCTATGAAGGCGCAAGGCAAGATGCAGTCCGACATGATGAAACTGCAACTCGACGCCCAGAAGGCAGCCGCCGAGGACGATCTCAAGCGCGATCAAATGGCCCAGGATCTTTTGGTAAATACAGCGAAAGTTGCTGGTCAATACGGAACTGCGGTAGATGTAGCGAGAGTGAAGGCAGAACAAGATAAAGTCCGAACGATTGCAGGGATTGCTCAAGGACAATGACAAGAGACGTAACAGCCACGGCCCAGGAGGCCATGAGATTAAAAAATGACACTGCATTTCAGCAGTTCATCCAGGACGTCCGCGAACAACAAAAAGAAGTGTTTGCGACGAGCGGACCCAAAGACATAGAGGTCCGCGAAGAGGCGCACGCAATAATTCGTGCATTAGAAGCAATTGAAATCAACCTCGACGCCGCAATTGGGGCAGAGAGATTTCTAAAGGAAAGGAACTAGCACCGTGAATGATGCGACTAGTGATGTATTGGCTGCCGTCGAGCAAATAATACAAGTACCAGATACTAGTACAGACAATGTACAAGTACCAGACACTAAGTCTGAAGAGCCAACAGAGACTGCCGAAGCGGCACCCGAGCCAACTCCAGAAGTGGAGAGCGAGGACCAAACGGAAGTTGAGGCAGAGGCAGACGAGCCGTCCGATAACCTAGAGTTAGACGACGATTTTGATGATATAGATTTAGCCGAGAATGTTTCTGAGTCAGACACGCTCATCCCCGTTAAAATAAACGGCAAAGAAGAGCGATGGACACTAGATCAGCTTAAACAGAGTGCGGCGGGTCAGGGTTACATCAACCAACGCATGCAAGAGGTTGCGAAACTTGAAAAGAATTACAAGGCGCAAACTCAAGCATTAGCCCAACAGCAAGCCCAAGTGCAGGCGTTCGTTCAGAACATCCAGCAAACTGGCATGGAACCACCAGCGGCTCCAGATCAATCTGATTTCCAGAATGACCCCATCGGGTACATGGAACGCAAAATGCAATACGACGAAGCTAAAAAAGCTTACGACACCAAGGTGCAGCAAGTGCAGCAAATGCAGCAACAGCAAGCCGCCCTGCAAGAACAGCAAGTTCAAGAGTATACTCAGCAACAGGCTAAGTTACTTGCGGAGCGTCTCCCGGCCATTGTGGACCCCAAAAAGGGTGAAGCAATCAAAAAGGGTCTAATGGAAGTAGGCGATCACTACGGCTTCACTGAGCAAGAGTTAAGCAGCGTGAAAGACCATCGTTACATTTTAGCGATGTATGACGCGATGCGATACCGAAAGCTGGTCGAGAAAAGAGGTGCAGCGACCTCCAAAACGGAGAGCTTACCCAATGTCACCGCTGGCGCGAAAAAACGTCCAAATCAAGGAAAGGCTGCGGCTCGCAAAAAAGCGGAAGCACGCTTGAAGCAAACCGGGTCGGTCGAAGATGCGATCAACCTAATTCTGAAAAACTAGCTAAGTCATTGAAAGGAAACGATAAATGGCCCAACCAAGTAACACGTTCGACAGTTACGATTATGCAAATTCAATAGCAGAAGACATTTCTTCCACTATTTATAACGTAACTCCTTATGAAACTCCGTTTTATTCTAAAACGCCAAAAACGACTGCAAGCAACACGCTGCATGAGTGGTTAACCTCAAGTTTAAGGGCGAGCACAACTAATGCCCATATCGAAGGTGACTCGACGACAGCCGAAGCGAGAACCCAAGAATCAAGATTAGGAAATTACAGCCAAATTTTCAAAAATTCTGTGTTAATTTCCGATACTGACGAGGGTCTTGATAATATCGGGAAAACGCGTCGCATGGCCTACGAGCTTATTAACGTGGCTAGAGAACAGAAGCTTGACATAGAAAAAGCTCTATTTGCGAATAACGCAAGAGTGGCGGGGAACGCTTCTACAGCCAGAGAATTGGCTGGCGCTCCATCCTGGTTGATCACAAACGTGAATTTCCAGTCTGGAAACTCAGGCGCAAACCCAACTGGCGACGGCACAGACGCTCGTACTGACGACGGCACTGCCACTGCATTTTCTCAAACAAAATTTGACGACGTTATGCAGTCAATTTGGGAAAATGGCGGAACTCCTGACACTTGCTACCTCAGCGCGTTCCAAATGAATAAGGCCCTCGCGTTCACTGGAAATAATAACCAACGTGCAAACGTCGTTGCAGGCGATGAGCGCGTGGTCAACTCGTTGTCAGTGTATCTGACGCCGTGGGGCCAGGTAGCTTTCCAGCCTAGTAGGGAGAACCGCTCACGGGACGTTTTCATAATGCAAGACGATATGTGGGAAGTCGCAACATTACGACCAACCAAGAACGTCGCATTAGCGAAAACCGGGGATAACACCCAGCGTCAAATCACAACAGAATTGACACTCGTTTGTAAGAACGAAAAGGCGTCCGGAATTATCGCAGATAACACCACGTCATAAGACATTGCTGGGGGCGGGAAACTGCCCCCACTTTATACAACTACCAGATATAACTGGAGGCAAAATTGAGAGTAAAAGTTAAATCGCGCAGCATGTCTACATCCATTGGTTTTGTACGCAATGAGGACGTCGTAGATCTGCCAGACGCAGAAGTAAAAAAGATAATGAAAATGCGCCCGGACGCGTTTGAGATCATTCCCGTCGAAGAGAAGCCCGTGTTTAAACGGTCAGCTCCAAAAAAGAAAGCAACCAAGAAGCGAGCCCGGAACGCAGACGGCACCCTAAAAGCTGACGACAAATCAACTCCCGACGTCAATGAGGCCTGGGAAGATGGATAGAGATAAAGTTTCAGAGCAAGTGTTTGTAGACGACGACCAAATCGTAGTGAAAAACACGTTTGACGCGTCTGGAATGCTGAAAGACGCGGAGTATGCCCGTGAGAAGGCACCTAACGCGTTTGGGTCCGACTATAAGCATGTGGGCGACATACACCCCGCCCTCCTTCACAACTGGCTCCAGGAGGCTGGCGTGGCGTGGACAGACGCCGCCGCAGTCAAGGAAGTCATCAAACGTAAATTGATGGACGGCGAGTTCGCCAAGCTACGGAATTGGGAGGGCACCTGGTGAGTAGTGATAAGCGCACAGTCGCCTCAGCGCACACACGCATTGACGGGCTTGAAATGGGAGTGCTTGAGCTGCGCACAGAGCAACGCATACAATTCAAAGATCTGTACAACCGGGTAAAACGCACAGAGCAAATCCTCTGGGCTGCCGCTGGTTCGATCATTGGGTTGCTTATCGCGGTGCTTATGAAGGTGGGCTAAACTTTGGACCCGGTTACCGTAACAGCGGCCATCAGTGCCGCTTCTAGTGCCGTAGGGTATTTAAAAAAAGCGGTAAACGCCGGAAGGGAAATGAGCGATTGCGTGGGTCAACTGTCCCAATGGGCGTCAGCAATGTCTGACTTAAATCACTTAGAGCAAAAGCATAAACAGAATAATATCCCGTGGTGGAAGAAAATGTCTGGCTCTGTGGAGGCAGAAGCACTGGCAGTTTTTGAGGCCAAAACCAAGGCGGACCATATGCGCGAGGAATTATACTCTTTTTTGAGTGCACATTGGGGGCCAAGTTACGTTAAAGAATTAAAGAAGATCGAAGGCCAAATACGCAAGCAGCGCAAGGAACAGCTCTATAAAAAACAGGAAGCGATAGAAAAGCTTATTACCTTGGGCGCGACCATTGGGTGTTTGATTGTAGGCGGCGCGACGTTAGGCGGCATGATTTACGCTGTTGGCTTATATCAGGGGCGCTGGTGATGTGGTTCTTGATCTGGATAGCGTTCTCAACTGGCGG